AACTGAAATATTAGGGATGAAATATAAAGAAACAAAACCTTTATTAAACAGCCCAACTCGTAAAACAGATATTGAAGGAAAATATGTTGTAATAGCTCCTCATGCTTCGGCACACGCTAAGTATTGGATGTATCCTAAAGGATGGCAGATAGTTATAGATTATTTAACTTCAAAGGATTATAAAGTTGTTATGTTAACTCAAGAACCTTTAGGAGATGAATGGCATGATTCTAAAATTGGGGGAACATTAACCAACGTAATCAATAAAACAGGTGATTTTCCTTTAGAAGATAGAATGGTAGATATTCGTGATGCTGATGCTTTTATTGGACTTGGTAGTGGATTAAGTTGGTTATCTTGGGCATTAAATACACCTACAGTACTAATTTCAGGATTTAGTTATCCTTATACTGAATTTCAAGATTGTGAACGAATTTTTCCAAAAGACCCACAAACATGTAAAGGATGTTTTAATCGTCATTGGTTAAACCCAGGAGATTGGGAATGGTGTCCTGATCATAAAGATACACCACGTCAATTTGAATGTACAAAAGTTATAGAACCCTCTCAGGTAATAGAATCTCTTAATAAACTTCTTAATATTTATTAATATAGGGGAGGTGAATTAACTTAACCCCTAATAGTAATTTTGAGATTCCTCAACATATTTATAACAAAACAAATAATTAATTTACAAAATGGCAGAAACATTAATATCTCCTGGTGTATTAGCGCTCGAAAATGACCAGTCATTTATAACCCAACAACCTGTTACCGTTGGTGCTGCGCTTATAGGCCCAACAGTTAAAGGTCCCGTTGAGGTTCCGACTCTCGTTACTTCTTACAGCGACTATCAAAACAAATTCGGTACTACTTTTTTAAGTGCTAGTCAAGTTCAAACTTACTTTACGTCTGTTGCCGCTTATAATTACTTTAACAATGGTGGTCAAACACTATTAGTAGCAAGAGTAGTAAGTGGTTCATTCGCAAGTGCAACTACAGCAACTGGTTCAGTAACAGGACCTTTAGGTGGTGGTGTATCTATTCTTAATGCTGATACATCTCAATCTATAGTACTAAGTACTTTATCTCAAGGTGCTATAATGAATAGTTCTAGTTCACTAGACTCTTCAGGAGCATTAGTTTCAGGATCACCTGAAAATATTAGATGGCAAATTACAAACAATGATACTTCATCCGGTACCTTTAGTTTATTGATTAGACAAGGTGATGATAATACGAATAATAGAACTGTATTAGAATCTTGGACTAACTTATCAATGGACCCAACAGCTCCAAATTATGTAGCTAGAGTAATTGGTAACCAAACTAAAGAATATAATGCCGCTGATAATCAAATAGAAGTACTTGGTGATTATGTTAACAATTCAAGATATGTTTATGTTGAATCAGTTAGTACTCCTACTCCATTCTATTTTGATAATAACGGTGTTGCTAAACCAGCACTTACAGGTTCAGTTCCAGTAAACGCTTCAGGTTCATTTGTTGGAGCTACTGGTAATTTATTTGGAGCAGGTGCAAAATACAATAATAATATAGTATCAGGAGTAACAAATATTCAAGGCTTAGTAACTTCAAGTTACACTAATATGGTTAATCTATTTGCTAATCAAGATGATTACAGATTTAATGTAATATTAACTCCTGGATTATTCGCTTCAGAAGGTCCATTAGGTGCAAGTGCAGTAACTTCAATTATCTCAAATACACAAAACAGAGGTGATTCAATATATGTTTCGGATTTAGTACCTTTTAGTTCAAGTATTAATACAGTAACAGGTCAAGCAAATGCTAAAAATACTTCATATGCTGCTTCATACTGGCCTTGGGTTCAAACAATTGATCCAGATTCTGCTCAATTAATATGGGTTCCAGCCTCAACTATGATAGGTGGTGTGTATGCATACAATGATTCAGTTTCTGAGCCTTGGTTTGCACCAGCAGGTATTAACAGAGGTGGTTTAGGTAGTGTAGTTAGAGCTGAGAAAAAATTAACTCAAACTAATCGTGATACTTTATATTCAAATAAAGTTAATCCTATAGCAACTTTCCCTGGAATTGGAACAGTAGTATATGGACAAAAAACACTACAAACACAAGCTTCATCTCTAGATAGAGTAAATGTTCGTAGATTGTTAATTGCTCTTAAAGGATATATTTCTCAAGTTGCTCAAAACTTAGTATTCGAACAAAATACTATAGCTACTAGAAATAGTTTCTTAAGTCAAGTTAACCCATATCTGGAAACAGTACAACAAAGACAAGGTTTATACGCTTTCAAAGTAATAATGGATGATTCTAACAACACACCAGATGTAATTGATAGAAACCAGTTAGTAGGTCAAATATATTTACAACCTACAAGAACAGCAGAATTTATTTACCTAGATTTCAACGTGTTACCAACTGGTGTTACTTTCCCAGCGTAATTTTTTAAAATATAGATATTTATAACAAAACAAATAAATAAACAAAATGGCAGTATTAGATCCAAACGAAATATTTTTTACAGCATTTGAACCAAAACAGGCTAACCGCTTCATCATGTATATCGATGGTATTCCTGCTTATGAAGTCAAAGGTGTAGGTGCAGTAACATTAACTCAAGGCACAGTAGCTTTGAATCACATTAACGTACAACGTTTTGTGAAAGGTAAAACAACTTGGGGACCTATCACATTTACATTATTTGATCCAATTACTCCTTCTGGAGCTCAAGCGGTAATGGAATGGGTACGTTTACATCACGAATCAGTAACCGGTAGAGATGGTTATAGTGATTTCTATAAGAAAGACCTAACATTTGATGTATTAGGACCAGTAGGTGATATCGTTTCAGAATGGATTATCAAAGGTGCTTTAATTACATCAGCAAACTTTGGAGATTACAACTGGGATACAGCCGATACTGCTGTAAACTTAACTATGGAAGTACAACCAGATTACTGTGTATTGAATTTCTAAAAAACAAAACCACATATTTTAAAGGAGAACTTGGCTATGTCAAGTTCTCTTTTTATGTTCATATGTATAAGCACAACAAAGTTATTAATAAATAGAAATTTATGGCTGAATTTAAATTCCCCACAGAAACGATTGAATTACCTTCAAAAGGTTTAATTTATCCCAAAGACCACCCC